GAAAAGCAGAAGCCGCCGCAGTTGCCGCAGTAGCTTGTTCAGAACCATCGGCAAACACAAACTTAGTTGTGGCTTTTACAATCGGTGCTTCAAACCGAGTAGACGAAAAGGCATCGCCCGTGAATGTATCACCCGCCTTGTTAGCAGGTGTGTAGCCTAACGCAGTTGAAATGTCTGCGTTCTCTAAGTTTGGCACAAAGTTTGTGCCTGTAATTGTTCCAACCGATGCCCAACCTGTATTAGCAGAATTACGCATCTTTAAAATATTAGGCGATACGCTTGTATCCAACCAAAACGAATAAGGCAGTACGCCACCCGTTAGCCCGCTTGGGTCAGTTGAGCCTGAAGCATTGCTCGCTAAGTTGTCTAACGCGTCATTAATGGCGTTGACAAGTGCCAAGCCAGATAATACGCCTGAAGTTTGAATAGTTAATGCACCTTGTGCCATTTTAATACCCCTGAGCAAGCCAATTGACGGTTCTTACAACGCCTGACCCGCCATTAAGAATTTGTACATCAAAACCTGCTAATGTTTCATTACTGAGAATAATGTCATCACCCGCTTGCGCGTTTACGATTGTAAGTTGCACCGCTGGTACTGTCATACCTGTCGCACCACCGATAAATGATGAAGCATAAGTAACTGTTGAGCCTGCAACATTTGTTGTCACTTGCCCTGTGTCCACACGGTCAGGTACATCAACTGAAAATATAAAGTCGGTGACAACAGCGTTAATTCTGACATCGCTTGTAGAAATTAACACCCGTGCTTTAAAGTAACGCCCATTATAAAAACCTGCCAAGAAGTTTTGCCAATCACCAAATACACCGCTTTCACCTGCAATTGCGATTTGCGCTTGAATGGTTACTTGCACACCTAATGCCGAATTTAACAAATCACTTGCGGTTAAAACATTCGTTAATTCTAAAACGTTATCATCAACGGCAACACCACCGCCATTAATTGTGATGCTTAAGTTGCAAGCTGTAACTTTACCTGCATCAACAATATGCGTGTCAGGTATCGTATACGAGCCTTCTGTTCCAACAACTGCACCACCGCTAGTAGCTAATTGCAAGACGCTTGAAAGAGTAATTTCAGCATCTCCGCCAAGGCTACCGTCCCACAATACTGATTCATCATAAGTGGCAACTACGTTTTTTTGTATCGTTGCACCAATAATATCAATGCTAACAGGGTTCGCAGAGTACAGAGAAACACCGCTATTGACATAAACAGCAGACACCCAATGCTTACCATCACCTTGCGCTGTAAATTGCGTTAAAGGCGTCCTACCAAGCACTTTGCCTGATTCCCAAGACGTCCCAAGGCGAACTTCATACAATATGTTTGGTTGCCTAAAGTCATTAACAGCAACCCAATTTAATATAATTCTGCCACCTAGCGCACCGTCATAGGTTGTAATGATATTGGCAACATCAGGTGGCAATTGGTTTGACTGCTGACCAAAGATAAAAGTTGTAGCAATCGCGCTTTCACCAACCAAAGAACCGTTTATAGGCAAAATGTCAATTTCAAGGTTTCCTGATTCTTCAACTGTAAATTCAAAGCTGTTTGAATAAATGGTTAATTTTGACCAAGTTCCACCGTTAATGCGCCAACGTATGTTTGAACGCTCAACGCTTTTGGCTTGGTAAGTAACCGTAACTAATGAAATAACATTTCCATCGCCACCACGGTATACAAACTCTGAAATATTGACATTAAAAACTGATGGGATTGGATTTAATAATAAAGTGTTTTGTGGTGCTTCAAGAAATTCACCATCCCAAGCCAAATAAAATCGTTCATCTTCGTCTGTTGCGGTAATTCTAACCCTGCTTTCAGAAGACGGTTGAACTGAAATAATTTTAACTTTTTTGCCTGTTGTTTCTAACGGTGAAAAAAACCAAATGTGGTCAATAAAGTTGTAATCCATATCGAAATCAGGAGGCAACACTAACAGCAATTCGTCTGATTCTGAAGATGCAGGCAATACTTGATAAGTTGTTAAATTACCATTTGGTTTTCTAATTGCTAAATATTCAATATCCCCGTTACGCGGTACTGGTCGGCTTAACTTAACGACAACATCGCCACCACTCCAACTGTCATAAGAACCACCCCAATCGGCATCAACATCTTCTATGTCATCAATTGCTTCTAGGTTTTTCACACCTACAATGCGCCCTGAGTAGCCCCATTGAGTCAAATCATGCGAGAGCAATACAACATCACCACGTTGGCAAACGAAGCCCTCAAAATCTGATTCCCAAGTAATTCTGCGTTTGCGGTAATATTGCTGTGCCGCAAGATAGTTGGCAAATTTGCCAGCCATTGTTTTTGAAGTACACCCGAACAAAGTAACCGTGCTTGAGCGCAATGGGTTTTCAACTTCAGGTATTGTGACCCGCACTTCGTCTTGCGCCCAATCTTTTTCAGGATTTACAAAACTGATTACAATCTCATCTGCTAATTGTTCAGTCAAATATGTGACTTCAAACGAACCTTTAATTATGTTTGACATACCAAAGGCGGCTGTTGGTGATTGATTTCTAGCATCCCAAACAATGCCTAGTTTTCCTGATGCCCAGCTTGGTGATGCAAAACCGCACCGTGCAATTGCCATAATTATTTCAGCGGCTGTCTGCGTACTATCTAGCACCGCATTAAATGTTAAGCCCTCATCAGAACAAAATTCCGCCCATGCGTTTAATGACGCCAAATCTATTTGTAAATCTGTAAACCCAATGCCGTAAAGTAATTTGCCATTAGTATCGTATCGACCTTTTGCAAAGTCCATAAACCAATGCGCGGGGTTACTCGTTTTGCCGTTTACCCAATCTGTGCCGTTCCAATAATTTGCGTAGGCATCACCAATGGCTGAAAGTTGCTGAATTGTCCCGCTAATTTGTTCAGACGCACGAATAATTAAACCTCTACGCGACTGCCCAAAATAGGTTGCATCATCAAGTTGATATGTCCGTAAAACGTCAAAAACTGTTTTATTTTGCAACCTGCTTTCTGTACTGTCAGCCGTTGTTCTTCGCACTCTTACATCATAAGTTCCAACAGTAGGCACGGTAATAAAATATGTTTGGCGAACAGGAGATTGTGACGCACCGCTTAAAGTTTCAGTTATTGTGTCAGACCACACACCACTAGTAGTTAATTTGTATTCAATTTCAATAGTGGCAGAAGCCGTTGATAACCCGCCATTATCATTTGCATAATAAAACGTGCCAACTATATCTACGCCCAATTGGTAGGCTTCTGGTGACGATGTGCGCTCTATCCAACCCGCTTCATTAGTTAAGTTAGCGCCAATCAAAGTATCTACGTTAGATGGAAACTCGACTAATTGACCATCTACATTTGTATCTACCCATTCGTAATCTTGGTAGCTTGTAATAGGTGTTGTGCCAATCTTATAGTCAGAATAATCAGCGGTTGCTAAACCGAAATGAAAAATTTGATATAAATATTGGTCGTTTCCGTGATACTCAGAATAAGGTCTTGCACCATAATCAGGAAATATACGGTGGTAGCCCATCAAAACTGGCATCGGCTGATAAGGTCTTGCTCTGTTTGAGCCACCAGTCAAACTATAAGTAGGTGAAGTTTGAGCCGTTTGTGCGTTATTAAAATCTACCGATTGTGGAGTTGGTGCAAAAATAGCACCGATTAAAAGTGAGCCACCAACTGATACAGCCGCGGCAACACCATAGGCAATTGCTTCGCTACCAAAATATGCCGCACCCGCAGGACCGCCTATATAAGCGGCTACGGCAACCACGGCAATCATCGCTACAATTTGCAAAGCGTTAGAGCCACCATCGCCACCGCCTGTCACCGAGGCTTGCACATTAATTATCTGCCCTGCATATGGGCATACAGTATCCCATTCTTTTACTTCCAACATTTTGTCATTTACCGTTATGACAATTGGTTGTTGTGTATCTATGCCTGATTGAATTAGTAATTCTCTAATTGTTGTGCGCTTTGTTAAAACGACAGATAAGTTTTGGCGACCAACCGAATTAACAACTGGATGCGGATGCCAAATTACATTGATGTCTGTCTTCTTTACGCTTTCCATTTATAAAACCCTTCAATAGACAGAAACACTTTTGGCAAATGACGTAACTTATGTAAAACAACCATCTTTGCGTTTTCCATAGCGTGAAGTACGCACGGTTCATTATTTACTATGCAATACACACCTATATGAGATGGTCTGCCCCTGCACATCATTAAAACTGCATCACCTTCTGTTGGTGCACTTGTTTTTTCACAATATTCACCAACCAAGTCAGTCATCTGCGCTAACCGTTGCAACCTGCTTGCCTTGCGTTCAACCTCTACGTCAGACGGTACAGACAAATTAAATACTTCTTTTCTAACATCTGATAGTAACCTAGCGCAGTCAGCTTGACCTATTTTATATTCTTTACCAATGTATTGTTCTGACCAATGAATCATTAAAAAATACTCGGGCAAGTAGTCGGTCTGTATTGAACGTTAATTGCAGGCTTAGAAAATAAGTTTTCAAAACCTAGTTCACCCGCAACTTCTTGCATATTTACGTTTACATTATACAAACTCATAACAATTTCCCACTCAATTTGGTCTGGTCTTGAACGCATAACTTGCATAAATTTTACAGTTGAACCGTTACCGCCTGATGTGGTTTCTATCCAATACATTAATTCACGACCAATGTTATCTACTGCTAAACGCGCTTTTGGCAATTGGTTTTCAAAATCATCAGGCAACACGCACCTAAATGGACAACCTATATACAATTCGCCATTGCTTGTTAAGTCTTGATTGTCGTTAATAATTCTAATTGGTTCGACCAAATCAGGGTGGTCAATTTCAAGCATAATAAAAGGCGCTTCAGGCGCTGAAACTTGAGCCAAAGTTGATTTGTAAACGGCTGAATATGCTCTTGCCATATCAACCCCAAGATTCTATTTGAACAGATATTTCCCAAAAATCTAATGATGCACTCATTGGCATAGATGTAAAACCACCATTAACAAAACGGGCTTCAATAGTTTCTTCGGTTACAGGGTCAGTCATATAAAAAAACAAAGCACCTTCATTAATTTCATCACGATACCAAGTTAAAAATGCAAGGTAATTTGCTTTTGTCGGCATGTACAAACGCCCACTTCGGGTTGTTAAAACCCTACTTTTAATTTTTGCTTGCCTCGGTATACCTGTTTCCATTTCAGTACGCATCAACGCAGACTCTCTGCTTTGTTGATAGCCTTCATATAAAAACTTTACATACGATGGTAAAACTGGCGATGTCATACTGACCTCCTTAGACCAAATGTCGCACTCATTTGCTGTGCAATTTGCCCATTATTTCGCAGGTCATTAGCAATAGCTTTGCGAACGATTACATCAACGTTTAAGCCGCCTTCGTTTTTATTGACTGTAGCAGTAGCCTGATACCCATCGCGACCAGCCTCATTCTTTATATTGATGTTGACGCCACCACTCATTGCACTTGCGGCTGAACCAACATAACCACCATTTGCATAACCTTTATTTAAACGGTCAAGAAAGCCAACACCGAGTTTTTTAGTTGAGTTAGCATTAACTACAAATTCACCTCTATGTACAACACCTGCTGGTTCATACTTACCGCCTTCGCCTGTATAGCCACCAGTTGCAAATGACATATTATTACTTGCAACAGCCATAGGTGCTGATGTCGTTCCAAACGAACCGCCTATTGCACCGCCAACCGCATTAACTATTTGACCAATAATTCCGCCCATTTGGTCTGATTCTCCATAATTGCCAAATAAAAATTTAGCAACTTGTGAAGCCATTAAATCAGCAGACATTTTTGTAATCATTTCGGCAAATGCAGTACCAATATTCGCAAACCGACCTGACAAAGCGTTATATAAACCATCGCCTAAAATATCTTGAATATTACGGGCGGCTTGAATTGCAAATTGGCTTAATTCGCTTTCAGTAGCGTTTAGCTTTTTCATTGCCAAATCAAATTCTTCGGTTGTAATGTCACCAATTGATTTGGCATAACGCAACCATTCTTGTTCTTGTTCTTTTCTTAAAGAATCACTTTTGCCTGTTATTTCACCTAAAAAAGACACATAAGCATCTGCTTCTTTTTGCATGTCTTTTAAAAAGTCTTTCGCAGGGTCTGAAATTTTAAATGGTGTAGGC